GACGCCCTCGATCGCCTTGCCTGCCATCGTGAACGCGTCGTTCATCGCCTCGACGTCCTGGCCCTGGGCATTCGTCAGCGTGAGCCCGAGCCGCTCGGCCTGCTCGCGGGCCTGGGCGATCCCCTCGGCCCCCTGAGAGAACAGGGGAAGCAGCTCGACGCCCGACTTGCCGAAGATCTGGACGGCCGCGGCCGCCCGCTGGGCCTCGGTCGGGAGCTTGGCGATTGCCGCGGCGATCGCGTCGAACCGCTCCGAGGCCGACAGGCCCCCGAGCTGGTCCACGGACAGGCCGAGCCCGGAGAAAGCGGCCTGGGCCACCTTCGATCCCTGCGAGGCCTTCACGAACGCGATGTCGGCCTTCGTCGCGGCCTTCGCGATCGTGTCCATGCCGACGCCTGCCAGGTCGCCGGCGAGGGCGAGGCCGGAGAATTCCCCGAGGGTCATGCCGAGCCTCGCCGCGAGTTTGCTCTGCTGGTCGATCACCTCGGCCTGGGCCTGCCCGTAGGAGACCATCGAAGACACGCCGCGGGAGACAGCCCCGGCGACCGACGCGAAGAGCTGGGCCCCCTGGATCGCGACGAGCGCGGTCATGCCGCTCCGGAGGCTGCCGACAGCGGCCTCCATCTTCGACATGCTGCCGACGGCCTGATTCACACCCGAGACGAGACCGCTCGTCGAGGCCGTGAATACTGCGCGTACCTTGCCGATGTCCGCCATGTCCGCTCCCTCTTCAGCCCTGGCAGGGCGGCCAGAGCCGCCGCGATCTCCTCGTCCGTCTGTGGCACCGCCGGCCGGCTCTCGTCTCCCTCGCGATAACTGGGCAGGAACCGCTCCTCGTCGCCGCGGTCATACCGGCACCCGAGCGCCGCCCGGATCAGGGCGGTCGCCCGCCCGGCTCGCCGCCACGGGTTTCCCCACGGCTCGACCCGGTAGTAGGCCGCCCACCTCGCCAGTTGTGACCGCGTGATCCTTGGCTTCAGTTCCTCCTCGACGTTCCAAACGTTGCATGCCAGAGCCAGCCGGTAGAGCATCAGCTCGAGCGGCTGGCGTCGGAGTTTTTTTCCAGTTCCTCGACCTCTTCCTCGGTCGGCCCGTTCATCAGTTTCATGGCCGCCTCGGCCACCTCGGCCACGCCGGCCGCCGGCATCATCGCCACAGCGTCGAGGCCCTCGTCGCCGGGCGGAATGATCGCCTCGCCCCTGTCGTTCACGAGCATGATCTGGAGGAGCCGCGCGGAGAACGGGGCGTCGGCCGCCTTGTTCCGGTTGCAATACATCCGCCAGACGTCGAGATCCTCGGCCGTCGGATCCTTGATGAGGACCGTCCGCTTCCATGCCTTGCAGTAGTAGGGCATCGGGGCGCCGGTGGCACTGATCGAGAGGAGATCGTCGAACGTCGTGATCGTCGTCATGTCAGGTTCCCGTGAGTTGGAAGGAGCAGGACCCCGTCGAAAACTCTCCCTTCCTGCCGGAGTGACTCCAGCGGGTGAGGATCGCCTCTCCGGAGTAGGTTTTGCCGGGGACCGAAAACGTGAGCAGCCCGCGCATCCCGACGTCCTGGAGCGAGAACGACGGCGGCCCCCAGAACTGGAAGGCGGTCGTCGCCGATTCGATCGAGGTACAGTCCCATTCCTTGAGAACCCGCGAGGCCATTCCGTAGCCGACCACCTGGCTGTCGCCGTGGGTAACGTCCTGGAGTTGACCGGCTGCGGCCTCCGAGTCAAACCCGGTGAGCGCGCCGATCTGGACGCCGGCAAAGGTGACGATGCACGGATGGGAACTGGGGGGCAGGGGCACGGATCACCCCCGGATCAGCTCAGGACCTGCTCGAACGTGGCCGAGCCCTCGACGAACGCGCCGACCTTCCGGGTGATGCTCGACGCGGTGCAGCGGTAGGTGCCGCTGCCGCCGGTCGTGGTGAGCGTGCCTTCGGCGCCCTCGGTCGGGGGCGTGGCCGTGCCGTGACAGCGGAACTGGATCGTCACCTTCTTCGGATCGGCCGGTTCCGTGAGCGGGGCATTTCCGTACACCTTCTGGGCCCCGTCGGCGAGGTCGAGCGTCGAGAGGTCGACACGCTCGCGACTCGGGGCCGAGCCCTCCTGGCTGATGTCCATGCACTTGAAGGTCGCGCCGGCGAAGGAGAACGTCGTCCCCTGCGAAGTGATCCAGGTCACGGGATCGGGCATGGTCTACTCCTCCCAGGTAATCGCGTAGGTCTGTTCGACGATGTAGGTCGGGACGTCGCGGCCTTCCAGGAACACCGCGTCGCCGTCCTGCTGGCCGGTGATCGCCGACTCGTGAATCTTCAAGTCGCCGACGAGGCCGGTAAAGTTTCGGAGCGCGGCCCGGATCCCCCGGGCGAGCTGCTTCGCCTGGAGGTAACCGTCGGCGCAGATCGACACGGAAAACGTCCCCTGGACCAAGGTTGAGGAGCCGAATCCCTCGTCGAGCGTCTGGAGGTCTTCCTGCCCCGCCTGGCCGTACATCACGAACGGCGGCAGGACGCCCTCCGGCACCGCCAGCGGGTAGGCCGGGCACCCGGCCGCGTCCTCGATCGCGTCGCGGAGCCAGCCCTCGGCGTAGTTCGTGGGGAGTGGCATGGTCACCTCTTGCGTCGGAAGCCGGGGGCGCCGCCTGGGTTCTTCCCGGCGGCCAATTCGACACAGGCCCGGTCGAGGGCCTTCCTCATTTCGCCGATCAGCATCTTCGACGCCGGCTGTTTCACCTGGGCGTAGGTCCGATCCATGATCTTTCGCGGCTCGATCTGGGCCGTCCCGAACTCGAGCCAGATCGCCTTCCGGCTCTCGGTGCCGTACTTGTAGCCCAGCCGGCCGATCACGAATCCGTCGCGGTTCTTGCCGACGTACTTGGAATTCACGGTCGCCGCCCGGCGGAGGTTGCCGGCGATGTTCTTGATCTTGCCGGAGCCCTTCGTGAACCGGCCGCGAGTGTCGCGAGTCACCGCCGACGCGCGAAGCGTCTTCTTCCGCTTCGGTGTGTTTTTCCGAAGGACCGGAACGCCGGTCTTCAGGGCCCGTTTCATCGCGGCGCCCAAATGCTTCTTCGCGATGTGCCGCGGCAGCTCGTCGTAGCGTGACATGATCGCCCCCACCTCGCCCGACATGCCCCGCCAGTTGAGCGCGATCATTTGGCTTGCTCCTCGACCGTCAACTCGTGTTCCTCGCGGGCGCCCTTCTCGACGACCGCGGAGATGTAGAGGAGCCGGTCGCCACGGCTCACCCACCGAAGCCGCCAGTTGCCGCGGAGGCCGGCGACGTAGCGGATCCGGACGGTCGCCTGGGTCGATCCGCCGATCTGGCCGCGCCGCTGCTGCTCCGAGTAGCTCACCGCCTCATAGGATCCGTAGACGCGGCCGACTTCGCTCCACGACTGGACGCTTTCGCCGAGCGCGTTCCTCGTCTCGGTCGGCGATTCGATCGCGAAGACCTCGCGCAGGAGTCCGGACGGGAGCGCCACCTCACCACCCCCCGTCGTGGGATTCGCTGGCGAGCAGGGCCTCGAAGGCCTGCGGCAGCTCGGCCGCCGTGTCCTCCGCCAGGACGCCGCGGTTCTTGAACAGGTGTTCGACGTACATCAGCAGGGCCGCGCGGAGCTGCGGGGGGATCGGCGTCCCCGGGGCCACGCCCCCCCAGTAAGTAGCGACGACCTTCCCGGCCACGCCGGTTGGGATCTTCACCGTGGCCGGCATCGCGTCGGCGTCGACCTCGAGGTCGCCGGCCGCCACGGCCACGCCGTCCACCGTGACGGCGATCGGGTAGGTCTCATTGATGAGCAGGGGCGGGGCGGGGAGCGTCAGGACCGGCAGGGGCGACGACCAGGTCGCGCGGTACTGGGTCGCGACGAGCGTCTGGCCGAGCCGCCGCTCGATGAGCCGGCGACCGGCGGCAATCTTCCCGAGGATGAGCGTGTCGTGTTCGTCCTGGTCGGGCATCAGGCCGACCTGGGCCTTCGCCTCGACGAGGCTCACGGGCTCGATCACGGGCCACTGGATCACGCGGAGGGTGTCTGGTTTCATGACTGGTTCACGAATTGGATGTAGTTCGGCTGGGCCGTGATGAGCGACACGGTGCCCCCGAGGAAGATGTCGGCGTAGGTCTTGCCGCCGATCTGCCTTTCGTGCCAGGCCTCGATGCGGAACGATCGCGGGTAGGCGACGTAGCGCGAGTCGAAGTCGAGCCCGGAGAGCCCGTAGAACGTGGCCGCGGTGAAGGTCATCGTCGCAACCCGCCGGCCGGCCGAGTCGGTCGTGATCACGGGCGTGATCGCGATCGTCTTCCCGGCGTCGGTCGCCGTCGCCTCGGCGTAGGCGGTCCAGCCGGAGTAGTTCAGGCCGGAGACGAACGTGACGGTCACGACCGCATTCGCGCCGCTCCTGACGAGGTCGACCTTCGCCGCCGCCATGCCGCGGAGCGGCGTGACGATCAGATCCTTCGCGGCGACGTTCGGCGTATTCGGGATCGGCACGGGGTCACCTCGTTTCGATCGCCACCGACTCGACCGCCCGCTCGACCTCGAGGCCCGGCAGGCGCGGCCCGGTGTCTGCCGGCTCCGCGACCCCGCCGTCGACCAGGGCCCGGGCGAGCTGCGGCGTCGCGGAGATCACCTCGCCGCGCCGGTAGCCCCGGTAGGAGCGAAGGAGCCGGAGCGGCTGCGGGGCTGCGGGATCGGGCACTGGTCCCTCCGGATACGGGGCGGCCCGGGGGCTGGCGTCCGTGCCGGCCCCCGGGCCGGGTTTGCTGTCACGCGGTCAGGATCAGCTCGTCGCCTTCGCCAGCCGGGCCACGAACTCGGGGCCGTGATTGCTCACGCCCACCCGGGTATTCGCGACGTAGAGGACCTGGCGGCTCCGGACGAGCAGCTCGCGGGCGACGTTGATCTCCAGGCCGGAGTCCTTGACCCCGACGGCGGTCGCCATCGAGAAGTCGCCGAACA